CGGAGAAGTTGATCATCCAGAAGGCCTTAACATTAACTTAGATCGCGTAAGCCATATGATCACAGAAATGTGGATGGATGGCCCAAACGGTTACGGCAAACTAAAAATCTTACCAACACCGATGGGAGGCCTAGTTCGTACAATGCTTGAAAGCGGCGTAAAACTAGGTGTCTCGTCACGTGGTAGCGGTAATGTATCGGAAGACGGTAGCAATACCGTCTCTGATTTTGAAATTATTACGGTAGACGTAGTAGCACAACCTAGTGCTCCGGGCGCCTATCCAACACCAATTTATGAACACCTTATGAATACACGAGGTGGTTACAAGGCTTATGAATTAGCAAAGGCAACAAAACATGATGAAAAGGCACAGAAATATCTAAAAGAATCACTGATTAACATAATCAGTAAACTCCAGTGAATAAGGAGAACACAATGATAGATGCACTGAAAACACTTTTTGAAAGCGATGTAGTTTCAGAAGAGATCAGGGTTGAAATAGAAGAGGCTTGGAACGCAAAGGTTCAAGAAAATAAGCAACAAGCAGTTGCCGAACTTCGTGAAGAATTTGCACAGAAGTATGAGCATGACAAAGAAACAATGGTAGAAGCTATTGATTCAATGTTATCTGAGCGTCTTGCTGAGGAGATTGCAGAGTTTGCAGATGATCGCAAACAACTAGCAGAAGCAAAAGCAAAATATGCTGTTGCAATGCGTGAAAATGCAAATCTTCTAAAAGGTTTTGTTGTTGAGCAATTACAGTCAGAGATTTCTGAACTACGTGCGGACAAGAAAGCAATGGCAGAAAACTATTCTAAATTAGAAGAGTTTGTTGTTGAAGCCCTATCAGGTGAAATTGCAGAGTTTTATGAAGACAAAAAAGATCTAGCTGAAACAAAAGTACGCTTAGTACGTGAAGCTAAAAACCACTTCGCTAAAGTTAAGAAAGACTTTATCGAAAGAAGTGCTCAGGCAGTATCTGAAACTGTTGCTAAAGGTCTTAACAAAGAGATCTCAGCACTTAAAGAAGATATTGACACAGCACGAAGAAACGACTTTGGTCGTAAAATCTTCGAAGCATTTGCAAGCGAGTATACTACTAGTCATCTAAATGAAAAGTCGGACACCGCAAAATTAATGAAAGTTCTTGCTGCTAAAGATAAGCAACTTTCAGAAGCTAAGGCACATGCTAAGAAAGCGATCGAAATTGCAGAATCTACAAAAGTAGAAAAACAACGTTTAGTTGAATCTGCAAAGAGAGAAAAGACTATTAATGACTTAATTGCTCCTCTATCTAGAGAGCAAAAAGAAATTATGACAGACTTACTGGAATCAGTACAAACTGAAAGATTACAAAAATCTTTTGAAAAGTACCTACCATCAGTTATTGACGGAAACAGTCCAGCAAAGCGTAAGGCACCATTAACAGAAGGCAAAGAAGTAACAGGCAATCGTGAAGAAAAAATGACACAGAATAAAGCAGACGCAAATGACGGTCAAATTATTGACTTTAAACGTCTTGCTGGATTATAATTTAAGGAGATAATGATGTCAGAACTATTAGAGAGCCGCTGGCAGGATACCAAAACTGCTCTTCTTGAAGGCTTGCAAGGCAACAAGAAGTCTGTAATGGCTGCTACGCTAGAAAACACTCGTAAGTATTTGTCAGAAGCTGCAACAGCAGGCGCAACTTCTGCAGGTAACGTTGCGACACTAAACCGTGTGATCCTACCAGTGATCAGACGTGTAATGCCAACCGTTATTGCTAACGAGCTAGTTGGTGTACAACCAATGACTGGTCCAGTAGGGCAAATTCACACTCTACGTGTACGTTACGCTGATACTTTTAACAGTACAAACGGAACAGACACAACAGCAGGTGATGAAGCACTATCACCATTTAAGATTGCAGAAGGCTACTCAGGTGCAGCAGCAACTGACAGAGCAGCAGCAACTTCAGCACTAGAAGGCTCAGCTGGTAACCAACTAAGCATTCAAATCTTAAAGCAAACAGTCGAAGCTAAAACTCGTAAGTTAAGCGCACGTTGGACTTTCGAAGCTGCACAAGACGCACAGTCACAGCACGGCATCGACGTTGAAGCAGAAATTATGGCTGCTTTAGCACAAGAAATTACCGCTGAAATCGATCAAGAAGTTCTAGCTTCACTAGGTACACTAGCTGGTGCGGCTGCTGAAACTTATGACCAAACAGCAGTAAGTGGTACAGCTACTTTCGTAGGTGACGAACACGCAGCTCTTGCAGTTCAAATCAACCGCGTAAGTAACTTGATTGCACAGCGTACACGTCGTGGTGCTGGTAACTGGGCAGTTGTTTCGCCATTCGCGTTAACAATCCTACAGTCAGCAACTACTTCAGCGTTCGCTCGTACAACTGAAGGCGCATTCGAAGCACCAACTAACACTAAAATGGTTGGTACATTGAACAACGCAATGAAAGTATATGTAAACACATATGCAGCAGACACAGCTCCAGTTCTTATTGGTTATAAGGGTTCTTCAGAGTCAGACGCAGCAGCGTTCTACTGCCCATATATCCCACTAATGAGCTCAGGTGTTGTTCTAGATCCAGGCACATTCGAGCCAACTGTATCGTTCATGACACGTTATGGTTATGTGGAACTAAACAACACTGCGT